TCAACCTTGGCCAGCAAGACCTGTTTGAGTGAGCGGATTGCCATTTCTTAAACTCCTTTAGGTGGATCAATCGGGGCTGGTTTTTTGGTTTTCAAAACCGGGTCGGGTGCAATAGGCGCAGTCGAGACTGCGCACTCCAAAGTTGGCTCTTCAATGCGAGTACGTTTACCTGTCTTTGGGTCAAGCATATAGCTACCGCCTTGCCCTGAAAATTCGTCGTCATACATGGTGTTATCTCCTGTCAAATTCCGTGGTGTATTCGTCCTGCCACCACAATTCATTATCCAACAAGCCCAACAGCTTGCCACTACTGAAGACCAGCGGGCTATGCAGCTCATCGGGCAGCCAGCCAAACAGTGCCGCATCCGTCTGGGCGCGCAGTGCGTCCATATCGCTGCTGGCAGCGAGCCCCGTTCCGTCGCGCATATTGCGCACCATCAAAACCACGGCGATACGCGGCGTGCGTTTCTGCGCTACCAGTCCGGTCATATAGCGCGCGGGGCCGCCCGCCTCGGCCACGGTCATCACAAAAGCACAAGGATACTGGCCTTTTATCTCGGCGCGTGCGCCAGCCAGATCGAGCGCCGACCCCACCCGCCTCAAGTCCGGAACCTGTGCCCGCAAGCGAGCGATAACCAGCTCGCGCAACATCACCAGCTTCCTCGCGCCGGACGGCTAAAAGCCGTCGCCTGTGAGTTGATCACCGCACCGCCATTCACGGCGACGGGTTGACTGGCCTGGTCAATACCGAGTGAGGCAACCCCCCGAGCCACATCACGCAGCTTTTTAATCGCATCGTCGTAGCGTGCCTTGACTGCGTCCGTGGCGCGTATATCGAACAGCCGATAACGGGTAATGTCACAACTCAGGCGCACCAGCTCCTGAGAGGTTTGTGTCAAGGGTAGCGTGTAACGGCTGGCCAGAAAACCATTGATCTCCGCATCCGCATCGCGCAGCGCACCGTCTATCACGTCAGCATCAATGATGCCGGTCCGTCCCCGATCCGTCAGCTCCATCAATTCCTGGTAGCCGAAGCGGTCAATCAATTGCTGCTGGGAGGCGTACATGGTTACCCGGCAGCCTTGTCATCGGCGGCTGCCTTGTCATCATCGGCAGCCTTATCATCATCGGCATCAATTCCCACCTCGGTGACGATCAGCATCACCTCGCCCTTGAGCAGCGCAATTTCTTCCTGGCTCAGCAAGGCCAGCGGTATAACGGTTGCCTCTTTACTAAAGGCTCTCCCGCCGCGCCGAAACCCTTCCCGCTGGGAAACGATACTGAGTGCCTTGTGGCCTACGCCGTCGTCGCGAACAGCACGGGATTTTTTAATGGTTGCCATATTTACCTCCTCACTACTCACTATTGGATGAGGCACGGCGCACCGTGCCTTGATTATTACGCTACCGTGCCGTCAGAGCCATAACCCAACTGCCAGAACCCGTAACCGCCTGCGGCGCGCGCTTCTGCGCCGAATTTGAATTTCTTGCGGCTGAAAACGTCATCCGATTGTGGGTCAACCTGCTCGACAAAAACGGGGGCTTTGCGTTCCTGGTAGACGAAAGGCTTGACGGCTTGCGAGGTATCGAGCAGGAACCAGGCGGTATCCGAAGTCAGGCGCGCATCTACCACGACCTCAAAGGTGCCGCGATAGGGGTTGCTGTCGTTGACGGCAAGAAACTCGCTGTTACGCAGTTTCAGTGCGGTGGTCTCCAGTGCGGGCGGCACCAGCAACACATTCGGCATGATGTTCAGTGGACGGCCTTCATCGTCCTTGAACTTGCGCATCGCAAGGCGAGCTGCGCCAAAACTGGCATCCGCTGCCGCACTCGATGCCGCCGACAAAACTTTAGTGCCTTTGTTTGATACCGACACGCCTTGCACAGGGTGGTCAGTATCAAAAAAGAACTGACCGTCAAAACAGATCGCCGAAAAACTGCCGTTGACCAGATCGGAGACGATTTCATCCGGCAACTGCTTGGCGGAAAACCCTGCCATGTGCGCCTGGGGCGCGTAGATGCCCAGCTGATCGTCCTCGATGTCATTGCGATCCACTTCGATGGTGGCTTCCCAATCCTTGTTGGCGATGCTGTACTTGAAGGCTTCCAACGCCTTGACGTTCTTGTCACCGACCCAGGCGCGCATCTTGGGGAACTTGGATAACCAGGCGTAATCGTTCTGCGTCGTGGTCGAGGTGATTTTCATGGCGACCTTATCCCAGGTGCTGGGGGCGGCTTCAAACGCATTGTTGAAGGTGGCCTTGAGGCTGATGAACAGCGTCGAGAGGTTGGCTTTATTGACAATCATGTGATTCTCCTGAGATTAAAATTACAACACCCAAACGCCATCGGCTTCCACGCCCTGCACGATACCGGCTGCGGAGCGGGTGCCTGCGCCATTCGTCGCGGCGACCGTCTGATCATCCGCGATATAACAAAGTTTGCCCTGGCTGGCCTGGGTAACCAGATCGGCAGCCAGATTGGCAAATTTGAAGGCGATTCCACGGCGCACCAGTGCCGTTTTGGCGCTGGCAGCGCCTCCCGTGTTGTCGGTCTGCTCTTCAGCGCGCCCCAGATACGTCAGGGTCGCCGCCGTGGCACCGGGGGTGGCCAGACCGGCAGCATTAGCCGCCACCAGCGCACCAGCATAAATTTTCACGCCAGCCGCGACCGGCACGGCCAGCAGCAAGCCATCTTTAAACGGGGTATTACGGTCAGCAACGAGTGCAGTCATAGCGTTCTCCTGGTAAGGTCAGTTAGTAGGCTGCCAGCGCAAGCGCAGCTTTGGTTTTTTTGAAATCTTCCGGCGAGGTCCCCATACAGCGACACATCGCCAGCTCGGACTCGGTCAAAACGGCGTTCACGTTGTCTGCGGGTGACACGCCGCTGGTCTGCGTCCCCTTGAGTGCAGCGACAGCGGTGGCATTGTCCAGATGCTGCCGGAGCAAGCCCAGATTCGACTTGCCGAGTTCGCGTGCCCAGCCTTCCTGCGCGGGCAGCAACTTGCCCACCGACAGGGCAGCGACCACCAGCCCGTCAATCTCGCCCGCAAGCTGCGCCCCGCGCAAGGCGGCCAGCTCGGTTTGCAACGCACTCATCACCTCGACCGGGACAAATTTCGCCGGGTCAGGGACAGCCCCCTTGAGCGCGGCAATCTGCACATCCTTGGCCGCCAGCAGACCGGGCAGGCTAAAGCTGGCAGCGGCGGTTTCCGTGGCGTTATCCGCCTTAATCAGAGCGACCGCCTTTTGCAGCTCGGCGGTAATTTCCTCCGCCGTAGCGAGGGCAGGCAGATTCAACATCCAGCGTAATTGCTCCAACAGCTCATCAACATCCATGGTAAGGCTCTCCTGTGAGATGGTTTCGGTAAGTAAAAAATGCGCAGCGGCACGGCTCAGCACATCATCCATGCCATCAATACAAGCGTAATTAGTGAGGGCGGCGGAATGCAGCCCCCGGATGCGCCCGGTGCCTTTCTCGTAAAGGATCACAGGCGAAATATATTTATATTCCTCGTTGTCTATAAAGGCCTGGGCGGGGGCAGTCCAGCGCACCTTGGCAAAAAGCCCTTCGCCCTCAGCCCAGCGCAGTGCCGCGCCGGAAAACCAACCGGCGGCGGGTGCGGGCTGACCATTCTTTTCAGACAGCAGGGTTTGATGCTCGTAGTCAACGACAAAGTCGTTCTGCCGCGCCGAGCAATAAGCGATGACTTCAGCCGCAGCAGCAGCATCCATGACCCAGCTGTCCGCATCTTTCGGGCGACCATCAATGCCGCGAAATGTGCCCGCTGGGGTAAGCTGGATTTCACCCGCCGAATTTAGCCGCACCGAACAGGCGGCAACGGCAAAACTCAACGAAGATTGTTTGGGTTTGGATTTCATGGTTGGCATTGTGCCAACCGGGGGAGGGGGTGTTAAGGCGGAACAGGTTCCGCCGCATAATCATATTCGGGAAGGGTCTTTTAATCTAACTTAAACTCAGGCAAGCGGCAAGCGAATTTGCCGGGCAGCGGGGGTGTGCTCAATAACCTCCAGAATACTGATCTCCTGGCGCAATACACCAGAAGCGTCCAGGTAATGCCTACGCTTGATCAATACTCGAAAAATATCGTTTTTACCAAAACGTTCTTCATCTTTATCAACGCGGCTTAAAAAAAACTCGTCCAGAATAGCGGCATAAAAAGCTGAGGCTCCATCTGAGAACCGCCATTTATTATCATCTTTGAAGACGACAGCGACCAATTGCAAACGCTCTTCCGATTCAGATTCAGAAATGGTTTGCTCAGTAGCATCTGGTGCGGCAAACCAGCATGACTCACTATGCGCAACAGTTACCTCAATAGTGCTATCTGTGCCGCTGGCAAACAGATCAACACCATTCCGCGATAGCGGTTCACGTATTACGCCATCCAGCGCGCGACGTGTTTCTATATCCATCAGCAAATACAATACCTGCAATTCAATTTCTAGCTCATCCTCATCCACAATGAGCTTTGCATGGCTATCTGACCTGACTACCTGTGTGATCGTGCGACCGCGCAGCCACTTGATTACGCCAATCAACCCTTTCCCGGCATCTTTTCCGGAAAGGCCGAGCATTGACAACAAGCCTAATATAGCAACAGCTTCACGGGTATTAAACATATCCACTACGCCACGTACCCAACCTTGTAGTAGTACCAAATCAATGCCAAAACTACCCGTTTTAAATGACCCCTTAACGCTGACAGATATTCTTGAATCGGCACCGCTCAGCACGCGGTTAGCATGTTCAAGCAAGTCACCAATTGCATGAAGTGCAGGAGCGAGTTGCCTGACTTCCATTTCATGTGAAGTCAGCGCGGGTCCGTCATAGGTAATGCGTAAAGTACTCATGCCGGAATTGTAACCCTGAATATCTATTCTGAATAGGAATAGAGGCCGTTAACCCCCCGTTAAAAACCATCCTCAAATCTTTTTGATACATCCGCCGCAAGTGCGGGGGGGTAGTGCCTTAAATCGCATCCTGCGCGGTTTGGAGATTTTTAGCCTTGCAGGGCTTTTTTCAGATGCGCATTGATCACGGCCACGATGTCGTGTGCCTCGTCCGGGTAGAGTTGTCCGGTCACAGTCACCGGCAGAAAGGGGCGCGCCGGGATGTCGCCCCACAGGTGGGGAAATTCACTCTTCTTGCCGCCGAACTGCTGGATGGCGGCGTAGATCGGATTGGCGGTGACGGTCACGGAATTCCCCGTCACCGCATAGTCAATCTGCCGCGCCAGATCGCCACTCTCACCTTTAAGTGGTTTTTTACCGGCCAGCGCCTTGCCGCCGCGCGCCGACAACCCGCCTTTTTTTGTGAAATTCTTGCCGTTGCCGTGCAGCATGGCGCGCAGCGTGGTATCTGAGTTGAGCGCCCAAGGCGTGCCATCCGGCGCAGTGGATGTTTGGAAACGTTGCTTGGCGCGTGTCGTGATGTCCTCGCCAATGGCGCGCAATACGGGGTTCAGGTCTTCACCCGCATGGAGCAGGCGGTTGAAGGCGGCGAGTACGGCGGTATTGTTGACTTCGATGGTGAAGGACATGACGGTGCTATTCCGTGAGATCAAGCCAAAGATGTTTCCCTGCCAGCGCGACCAGCGCATTGGCTTGTTGAGGGGAAAGACTGGCTGCATTGACAATAGCCAGCGTGCCACCTGCATCCGCCACGGCGACGGCCAGCTGATTCAGTTGATTCGGTGAGATGCGTTTGGCATCAACACGAAGGGACGCGCCTTGATTGGCAAGGTTTAACAGCGTATCGGGTAATAAAGTCATGACATAACTCCTTTTTTAGTGAATTCTTTTTTGACTGCTTTTATCGTTGAGTTCATAATTCAACGATACCGGTTCGTTTTGGACGTATAGGCTAGGGGATGTTGAATAAACATTGCATTAGCTGCCGGTGCTCTTCGTTTTAATCGCCAATGTAATCGGTACAATACTTCGGTTACGCTTGCCCGGCCTGATTTCAAACACCCATCTGAATACCTCATTGCCATGAATTTTCGTCACTACGATACGCTGTAGGCCGCCGACGACTTCACCTGTACGGGCGCTATCCGGATCGGTTAAATCTCCCATCATATAGTCGTAGTCGGAAGCCAAAGGCATTCGCTGCCCCGCGCCGTCAAATTCGTGATGTTTTTTAATGTGTCTGGGCGCATCGCTTTGCATCAGCACAATATAATTTTGCAATTCCTTTTTTGCCGCTATATCGAGCGTGTTATTTTCTACAAACCCAAGCCATAGCGGGTAATCCATTGAAAGATTTTCAAGCGCCTTACTGGCAAAGTCTGCTGCCGAATACCCCGCCTCTATATATCGGTTCACGTCGTGCGTAAGTGCCTTACTTATCGCCGGTGGATAGTTAATCAACTTATCCTGCACCATTTGCCGCAGCGAGGTGTCTGTATTCGCCCCCGGCGCATAGTCAAAGCCCTTATCTATCCCCACGGGTGCGCCGGTCTTGGCATCCAGCGTATTCCAGCCGTCAGGCGGCTGGCCTTTACCGTCGGCTTGTGCCTGGGCGTATTCCTCGGCGCTCACTGCCGAGATGTAGCAATGGCACATCCAGCCGTTGGGCGCGAAGTGGGTTTTCCAGAACGGATGATCGTGCGGCAGGGTGATGCCGTTCCACGCCTTGTGGTGTGGGCGCGGGTGCATCACGCCGTCGGCATGGTGGTAGCGCCAGTAGGGGCGCGCCTTGAGCAGGTCGGGGTGATTGAGCTGCTGCCAGCGCCCGGCAGCGTAGCTGGTAGACATATTGGTCGAATAAATGATGCGCGTGCGCCACGCCTCGCCCGCCTTGGTTCCTTCTCCCGTCCAGCCCGTCCAGCCGCGATTGAACACGATCTGTTTGAAGTCGCGGCGAAATTCGTCGAGGCCGGTGCCTTTTCCAATTGCCTTATCTACGGCACGCTTGAGGTCATCGAGTAAATCAGCTTTGCCCGCCCCTGCGACGATAAAGGCGCGATCATGTGCGGCGCGCTTGATGTCATCCCAACGCTCGGTGGGCAGGTTGAGCTTGGCACGGAAAAACGCCAGCTGCTCAGCAAAGGGCGTGCCAAAACCGAAGGCGGTTTTATTGCCCATCGCTCACATCCGCCATACCCTTGAGTTCGGCAAGCGCAAAGCCTGCCGCCATCACCCGCACCAGCTCGTCGCTGGACAGGTTGCCATATTCAGCAGTCAAGGCCTGTTGCAAGGTCGTTAAACTCTCCGCCG